GGGCGCTGTTCTTTTATGAATTCCGCAAGAGCTGGCTTAGTCGTTTCAATTGCCTTCTTTGGGCTTTGTTTAGTCTTAGCGAAGTATCCAGCGAGGTTAAGTGCGCGTCCCAACGCTCCAGTTTCCGCAAGCTCAAGTGCATATTGCTTTGATTTAGACTCACTGGATAGACCTGTAGTCCAAGGGTGTAAGTCAGCTTCAGTGCGATATAGCTCAGTTTTAATGATATAGACATCGCAATTAGCCACAAGCGACTCCGCCAAGATATGAGTCTTAATTCTATAATCTGGATAAGCATTTATAAACTCCTTTAATCGGTCTTGCACACTTACATAATCATCAAGGTAATTGGACATCTAATTTCTCTCTCCCTGCGAATTGATTTATCGCATCTTCTAACTGTTCTTTCAATGAGTAAAATGTGCCATCTGGCCAGTTTTGTGCATCATCGGCGCAAGGCTGGCAATAGAACCTAACCTGTGCTTTACGAAGCGGTGTCTCGCTTTGGACTTTCCAGACTGCTGGTGTTGTAGCTCTTAAATCCCATCCATTCTTATTTTGTCCCCAGCGATATTTACAGTAATCGCAGTATTGATTGCTATTGTGATTGCGAGTCAGACTCAATGTCGTCCCAATCTTCTGGTGTCGAAAATCGTAATCGACCCAAGATAGCGGCGTATCCAATGAGATCGAGATACGAATCCTCGCGCTCTGGACTTTCCACCATTCTTGAGAGTTTTGTTGCAATAGCAATAAGTGCCAATTCAGATGGGTCTCTGAGCTGAATACCGAGTGCTCTCGCGATTTTGTAAATGCGTAATAAATTGTGCCTCGGGTCGCCATACTCGATGCCCCTGTCGAATAGTGTGTTTCCAGCACTTTCGAGCCATTCATTTAATGATTTCTGTGTATCGGACACTTGCTCTCCCTCTCTTATATCCTTCATTAAAGGCTTTAGCTTTGGCTGAACTCCAAAGAGCCCATAAGTAAAGGCCGAAGAATGGAACGCCGATGGTTATTGCAAAGACTTGCGTATCAGATAAATTAGGAAACATCTGCACTCACCCCATATTTATCAAGCCAGTATGCAGATATTTCAGCCTTAGATAGACGGCCTCGAAGTTGCTTCTTACCCATCCGCTCTTTAGCGAATCGTCTTATTATTGATCCCTTAACCCAATTTGTCTCATCAGTCCAAGCCCCTGCTTGAGAATCAAATCGAATAAAAGCTACTTTATTTATCATTTTGCTCCCGTTCTGTAATCCACAAATGGATTTACGGGCTAAATGTATTTGCTTAAATCTATTTAGACAAGCAATAGCTCGGCGAGTCGGATATCAAAGAAGCCACATAACCTTTCGGAATGGGCTTTGTTGCTAAAATCGGTTGTAATCGGCAGACTCTTAAGAACCCACTCAGGCTCAATTAGAGCCCCTAAGTCGAACTGGTAGATGCCCTTAGGCGTCGCATTGATATAAAGGGTCTTAGCGCCTGTCCTAGCCCTTATATCGGCCAGATAATCCCACTTCTTCTTCTCAATCAATAGGCGGTCGTAATGCGTTCTACGGCATTTGAGCTCGATATAAGAATCGCTAGTAATGCCATCTGCTCGGTCGGTCGCTGATAAGGGCGTCAAGTCTGGGTAAAGCGACTTGAGAGCCTCAAATAACTCGACTTCCCTAAAGTAGATTAGTTATCTTCCTCGCCATCTTCCCAACCAATTTTCTTTATTGGGTCATCGGCTGGCACTATCCAATCAGGATAAGAGCTACGATCCATAGCGAAAGCCAGCGAAGTTCCTTCATCCATACCAGCTCTGCGACAAGCTTTATAAACTTCATTGGCAGCAATAGCCCAAAAGTCAATCTTTGTTAAAGGCGTCTCTTTAGTAGTGCGCTTACGCTTTACTGGCTTCTTACTTACGCGCTTTCGCGTTGCCATTTCTGACCCCTCTCGCTAGGGCCAATTCTAGCTGAGACTCCATTTTATCAAGGCGCGACACTATTGGAATATTCTCCAATTTAATTATGTAGCGAAGGCCAGCAATTAGTAGGGCAATTGATCCCAAGACTGACGCAACTAGGGTTGCTAATTCAGATGCAACCATTACCGGACTTTGCCGTAGCGCTCGTAGTTAGGGTTTAGCCAGTTGATGATGCTAGGCAAGACTGACACTAGAGCGGCATTTGCAATCGCATTGAGGTCGAATCCCACCGCTAGGTAAGTCGCTAGTGCTGTCGCTAGGAATGTCTTTGCCCAGCTTTCGGCCATCTTTTTTAGGTCGCTCATTCTTTTCTCCTTCTAGGTCAAAATAACTGCTGTCTTTGTCTCCCAAAGTTGTAAAGCTAATATGGAAATGCGAACGATGCGGATTAGGGCCTGAGTATTTACGCCGCTTCCAGCCCAGTATTGGGCTCATAATCTTGCCATCGTAGATAATATATTTGATGCGCTTATCGCCTCTTTTGGCGCACTTACGAATTTTCTCAACCAACGCATAAGCTTCTTCTTTGTGGGCGTTTAAATCTGCATCAATGTCTAAAGCTCTGACGATTCCTCTTGCGTCTGGTATATGGTCAGAACTGCCCTTTGCAAGATGCCGAGCATCAGCCACCCAGCCATCAGACTTACGATCCCTATCAGGATAATCATCATCTATCTGATTCCTTAGTTGCTGCCCAGCCTTGCATAGCTTTGCCATATCAATTGATTATAAGACTACTTTGGCACAATCCCTCAAGATTATGCTAGAAGCAGTTTAGCCTCATCCTCAGTAATGCCTAGCCGATTAAGCAAGGCTGCCTTTTTAGCGGCCTTTTCTGAATCTTGCTCAGCTTTCCAAGCATCGTATTCAGCAAAGCCTGCCTCAAACTCAGTTTTAGTTAAAGGCGCAACGCCTTCATCTAAACGAATAGAATCAAAATCATTTTCTGTTATAACCCAACCGCCATTAGGTCGCAGCATTGATAAAACTTGTGAACCTGTTGACATATTATGCACCTATTTCTAAAAGTATTATTGACGAAGCATTGCTATTTTCTTGAACAGTAATAGTATTACTGTTCAATGTATTCTGAACAGCAAATTGTGTTTTATATGTTGTGGAAGATGTAGTGCTCGGCGAATCTAAGTAACTTGCTGAATAAGTCAAACGAAAATTCATTAATGTTGCTCCATTGGCTTGCACATAAGCATTGTAAAAGGGGGCAGAAGCATTATTATCGCCAAATATGTAAGTGCTACCTCTTAATAGCCTAAATGCACCACCAGCAGCATTACTAGTAGAATCAACTCTAAAATAATGTACGGACATAATTAAAATTTTTGAAGTTGCAGAAGTAGGAGTAATTGAAGCAGTCAAACCTGTATCAGCCCAAGTTGTAGAAGTTGAAGAAGTTGCAGTTGTATGAGTTGCGCTAACTACCTGCAACACTTTTCCACCACTAGCAGGGGCAGCCCACTTAATTTTGCCATCAACGGCTGTATCAACTGTCAAGACATTTCCATTAGAACCAATTGCTAAACGCTGCAATGCATCAGCAGCATCTCCAACTAATAAATCTCCCTCGGCATCAATTGTAGTTGTGGCTGTGTTTGTAATGACTGGAATTGGCCCAGTTCCTGAAGCTACTGAAATACCAGTTCCAGCTTGGACTTCAGTAATATCGCCAACATTTGGGGTAACGAAAGTAAAGTCCATATCGGCATTGCTTGCCTTGCTTAATATCTGACCAGTTGTCCCACCCTTGAGATCAACTAGTGAAGTATCGACACCATTACCAAGGTTGCGGATGGCAGCTGCACCATCTTTTACAAGGTCTGTGTCTGCTGGCGTTGGCCAGTTAAAGTTTGTTGTATTCGGCATCTATTCTCCTTAGGCTACGATTGTAGCGTCTAGCCAGTATAAAGCTGGATTAATTGTATTCCAACTTTCAGTCGCTGGAACTGAGTTCCATCTAAACGCCTGAAGGCTAAAAGCTATGGGCGAAACATTCATTGTCAGGCTTAATCGGTTAAGGCTTGCAGTCCAAGTCCATCCTTCGACAAAGCCCTGAAACTCCCCATTGCTCATATTGGATGGAAGGTTTATTAAATTTATAGGCATACCCATAAACACTTCTAAAAGGGCATCTCGGTCAGAATCATCAATTTCTGGGCTTCCGACTGGGAAGGTTATTTGTCTGAGAGCGAATTGGGGATAAGCCCTAATAAGTAGATAGAAGGCTGCCTGATCCTCAGCATCGTTCTGATTCCGCAAAGTAGTTCTAATAGTCGTTGCCAATTGACCATAAAGAGCTATTGAAGCTGCATCCTCATCGCTCACTTCGGCATTGCCTACCCCATATCCCACTGTGATGGCATTTCGGACATCGCCAGCGCGTTTAATTATTGACAACCCCGGGCCTATTGAGTGAGCTCCATCTAAATCTACATATCCATTTGTTGCAAGATATTGGCTCCGATGGGTTGAATCGGCGTATCCAATACGACCTTGCGAATCTTCATATAAATACCCAAGTCCGCTGGTCGCAAATCGAGAAGCTAGGTTATAAACTGTGTCATTTAAATTGCTTTCAGAGTGCAAGTCATAATCACCCGGAGTATCTATTTCACCTAATCCGCTATTTTCAGCATCTTCCCATTGGACTGCTGCGTCGTAGTCATTCCAAGTTTCGGCTGCTGGCACTTCGTTCCATTGGTCAAATAAAACTGTGCTTAATAAAGTTTTAATTCTGTCGCCATCAAATTGATGTGCAAAGTTGCCTGTATAGACTGCTCGGGCTAATCGAGCTAAGGCTCCTACCGCGGTAATCTTAATTTGCTGGCTGGTAGCTGTTGATCCAGAAGTCTGGACTGTGATACCTAAATCAGTTATAAACCCACCGAATAGATTGACATAAGCATTAGTGGAATCTTTGACTTCTATAGTCACTGCGTCATTAATTTCAAATGGTATGGAAGCTTCCGCAGTTTCAATGAGCGTTAAATTGCAATAGCCAGCAAGAGGCTGAGTGTAAATATCGGTGCGGCCAGAGCTAATAGTTAAGCCACTAAGAGTAGCGCTAGTGACTGTCGAGCCATTTACCTTGACCCGATAAGTTGGGCTCCAGATTGTCATATAGCTAAGTTATCTAGGGAGCCAGTTCTAGATTGACTTTCATTTAGAGCATCAATAACCGCTCTAGTAAATCCTTCACTATCAATTACCGAAGGCGCATTGACATTAATAGTAATAGGGGTTGCAGTTGTAGTCCCAGTAGTTGTGCTTGATCCAGTCAATAATCCTGTCGCTGTGATTACGCCAGTTCCAGCGCCACTTGTTATATTGTTTTGGCCATTAAGAGGAACGCAGTAGTTTAGGCTTTGACGAATTATTTCTCCATAATAGTTATATTCAACCAAATAAACACCCTGCCCAGATGGACATTCAGCTGATGGCCGCATAATCGTTTCAGATTTAAACATAGTAGTTCTACGCTTAGTTTCCTTTGCAGCATCAAAATCATCTTCAGCCCCAGCGCCACCGCCACCGCCACCGCCTACTGGACGGCCTAATTCATCGACACCGCCCGTTCCAGCAGTTAAAAATCCAGCGGTAGTAAATGACGCATTGCCAAATGGATTAAATTTGCCAAGAAGGTTGGTCAAAGGATTATTCTTTAATAAGTTTAAAAACTTTTTATATGCATTATAAAGATTATCAAAGAAATTTACTGCTTTGCCGACAATATTGACAACTGCTGTGATGCCGGTTACTATGCCGCTGAAAGCTGTTTTTAGAGCGCCGGTCATTATTGGCACAATATATTTATTAAGAAAATTCCATAAAGCTTGGAATTCTTCTTTGTTATCATCAATAGCGTCAGTTAAAGGTTTCAATTTATCTTGAATCGATTTAACCGCTGGGCCGACCTTATTGTTAAATGCATCCAGCAACTGAGTAAGGATCGGCAATAATCGAGCGCCTACAGATTCCTTAGCTTCATCAAAAGCTACCTGCATCCTTGCCATTTTGCCGCTAAAAGTATCTGCTTGAACTGAGGCTTGGCCGCCAAAGGTTTCGGCTAATGATTTAGTTACATCATCAAAGCTCATTGA